TGCATCTAAGGATTCACCTGTCGCTTGTTAGCCGCATTTCCTTGCTCACTGGTTGCGATGCTATGTTTGCCTATTGGGAAATTTGTTTGCCTGGTGGAAGGATACGGTTGCCCTTCAACTACTATATAACACAGATAAAAATGTTGGTCAATCTTTTTGGCTTTAAATACCGTTATGCATTGGACATACCAAGGAAATGAAATTACCAATATGCCGGAAGATGTTGTGGGATTTGTTTATCTCATAACAAATACAACCAACGGTAGGATGTACATAGGCAAGAAACTTGCTAGATTCAAGAGAAGTCGTCCACCACTCAAAGGCAGAAAGAACAAGCGTAGATACAAAGTAGATTCTGACTGGCAAGATTATTATGGGTCCAGTGATGATCTCACCATGGATGTCAACAAACTTGGTAAAGACAAATTCACAAGGGAGATACTTTTCTACTGCAAGTCCAAAGCAGAACTATCCTATGTGGAGGCACGTGAACAGTTCTCACGCAAGGTCTTGGAAACTAATGATTACTACAATGGTCATATCCGTGTGAGGGTACACGGCAAGGGAATCCTCAAGTCATAAAAAAACCCCCGACCGTAAGCCGAGGGTCTTAAACTTTTAAATGTTAACGAAAATTACGCCGCTGTTTTTGCCGCGTTCTTAACTTCTTGTATTTCTTTTCTTCTTGACTTGATCAGTTTTGATAATTCTGCTAGGGCCTTTCTGGCTCTTGTTGCAGAGGCTTTTACACCCTTATCAACGAACTTCCCATTCTCTTCCGAGTAAGTTTGAATTGCTGTCATTATAGCGTCGTGTGTTTCATTTGACATAATTATATCCTTCCTTTATTATCGTACGATTAACATTAATTAACGTCAGTGTAATTAAAGCACGTAAGAAGTGGTTTTGTCAAGTGGATTAATAAGGAATATATTGATCTTTTACCAGATCATATATTTGATTTTTGGTAAATTGCCAGTCTTTATATATTTCATTGAACTTTTCAGCGATTCCGTCGTAATCTTTTTGTGAATCCATGTGTCCCGGTTCAAATATTTGAGCATTATGATTTTCCATATTGTGTCGGTACGTGAAAAAATTTAAAGATAATTTTTCTAATCCGTAGTCAATGTTAGCCGGTTTTTTCCAATTTAAAAATGTTCCTTGTCTGCTTGTGAACACAAATATTTTTTTGGCTTTCTTATACAGTAGGTTCAAATTATCGTTAATTTTTTTATTTCCAGTGGCAGTGTGTATAAGCACATCATACATGGGCAAGTTTCTTATGCAATTTCTATCAGTAAGATCCAACACATCCTTGCCGTAATAATCTCCGTCTATGTACTTTTTCAAACTGTTTGCTAGATTGCCGTTACCGCCTGTGATCAATACATTCATACTATTTTTTTGTTTAATATTGTGTGCCATTCCTTAAAAGTTTCTGCGAAGTTTGTTTTTCTTATGCCATCTAGATCTGCGATGTATTTTAACAATACCCCTATACGGTATTCTTTTTTTATGTTAAGCCTTTGCCGAATAGAATCAAATATTTTACCTTTGTGTTTTTCTATTTTTTCTAACACTATGTCTTTGGCGTGTTGTGGAAGATAACTTATGTCCAGGTGTTCTTGGTCAACAACAAACTGAGAATGCACCTCAGTACCAAAGTTTTTTATAGCCCATTCGTAAAACTCTACTGCATAAAAGATGTTTAACGATGATAGACAGTTGTAGGCCATTATTCTGTGTCCCTGCTGTTTCAGTGTGGATAGGTTCTGTGTGAATGTGTCCCATTTTCCTGGATATCTCAGTATTTCGTATCTGTCACCGGTATCGTCAACACTCAAAAGGAAGTCCACCCTTTTACATTTTTTTAATAAAAGGTTCAACTCAGCAGACGGTAAAACAGTCAGGTTGGTGTTGAATTTAACAATTAACTTATCTAAGTTTTTGATTCTCTTCAAAAATTGTTCAGGGTAATCTTGCATCAAAGGTTCTCCGCCATGAAATTCAACATATTTTAGATCATCTAGATCAAAATTGTCAAAGAACACATCAACGCCCGGCAATAGATTTTTCTTGTATTTGTATCGGTCTTCTACATGAATTCCAAGTTTCTCTGAATCTACGACCCAGGATGAAGATCTTGTATGACCACAGATCATACATTTGCTGTTACACAAAGTACCGTATCTCACACCCAAACTTTGTAGTTTTTGCAGTGAAAGATCGTTATCATTGGCAAATTCGTTCTGTGCAATACGTCTGGATCTGATGTTTTTTTTATCCTCGTCGACACAAATTTTACAGCCGGGGTGATGATAGGTAGTAGCCAACACGTCTTTCAATTCACCTAGATTTTTTTTATATTCCTCAATACTGAATTTTCTTGTGTTCCAGACGTTGCAGGGTTGCAACATAACCTTATCGTTTTCTACAACAATATCTATGTGATTAAATGGTTGTGAGCAAAACATACATACACCTAATTATACGATGATATCTACATCATTTGCGTAATTGGTAAAGCCATTCTCTTTTACCACTTTTAGTACACTATTCACCCTGCTTACCAACTCATCTTTGTGGGAGATCAGGAATATGTTCTTCTTTTGTGTCCTGCTCATGTCTTTAAGCACGGCCATTGAACTCTCAACACCGGATATGTCCATACCAGCATCCACGAGCTCGTCTATGAACAGCAAGTTGATCTGTTGATAAAGGCTTTCCCATACATCTCTGAATGCCCAACTTAAACTTAAAATCAATCTATTTCTCTCACCTCTGCTTAGATTATCGAAATCTAGTTCTCTGCCCAGTTCCTCGATACGCACACTCAAGTCCGATTGGAAAGTCACTGTGTGTGGCAGTTTCACCTTGCCCAAGAAGTATGCCAGCCTCTGATTCAAGTATGTCAAGTTCTGTTCTATGATCCTTGTTCTTATGAATGAGTCCTTTGCTGTCAAAAGTTTGTACAAAAATTCTTGGTGCCTGTGCAAGTCTTCTAGCTCGTTGGCTTTCTCGTAATCTACTTCTTGTATAGCTGACTTTTTCATTTCCTCAATCTGTTCTGCATACGTGTCCTCTTTCTTCTCGGTCTGTGCCAGCTGTCTCATGAGATCCTGTAGCGAACCTTTATGATTGTACGCTTCGTCGATTGTGTCATAGTATGTGTCTGGCAGTTGTCCTAAGTCCCCGACTTCGTCTATGCCCTCTTGTATTTTTGCGAGATCTGACTTTAGTTTTGCAACGTACTCTTTTGATTCCGACAGTTGTGTTTTCAATTTCCCAACCAAGTGTTCGTGCTTGTCGTCATGCAGTTCTTGTTCACAGGTTGGACACCTTTGCTGTCCTGCGTATTCTAGGTCTTTTTCAGTTTTATCCACTGTAGTTTCCGCTTTGGTCAACGAATTTTCATGATATGCTTTTTCTTTTTCAAGGCTTCTCAACGCTGTCTGCATCTCGTTGTGTTTCCGTAATTTCTTGTGTTTGGCAATCTCTATCTCACTGTCCACTTTTTCCAGCTCTGCTATTGCTTCTTGGAAACTTTTTACGTCGTCCTGTTTTTGCTTTGTCCAAGCATTGGATCTTATTTTTAAACTTTCTATCGATTCCTGTATTTTTGCATTTGATACGACTTTGGCATCTATCATTAATTTTTCTTCTGTGAGCAACTGTTTGGTTGCTTTTTGTTTTTCTCTTAACAGATCTGCTTTTTGTGAAAGCAAAGTTATACCAAGTAACTGTTCGATAATTTCTCGTTGTTCTGCTTGTTTAGTTGACAAGAACGGCTGTGTGTACGTGTTCAGTGCTATGATGTTCTTGAACATTGAATGTGTCATTCCCATCAGTTTGTTGATCTCTACCTGTGTTTCTCTGTTCTCGCCTTGTGCTTCGTTGCTTTCGGTCTTTTGTTCTATGTCGTTGGCATAGAATCTAAATACTTGTGGCTTTCTGCCTCTTTCTATTGTGTATGTTATTCCGTTCTTTATGAATTTCACACCGACCAACATTCCCTTCTCGTTGGTCTTGTTCACAAGGTTATCTCTTCTGATGTTTGTCAGCGCCTCACCAAAGAACACATAGGATAGTGCATTTATTATTGTGGTCTTACCAGTGCCATTCCTAGCACCTGCATCATCACCACCTAGATCCATGTTCTCACCAATTACCAACACTAGGCTCTTGTTAGAGAAGTCTATGGCCTGGGCCTGGTTACCCACGCTCATGAAGTTTTTTACTGTGAGTTCTTTAATTGTTAGCAAGTTGTTTCTTCTTCCATTCGTTATATCCACGTAACCACTCTTCTTGGGTTACAGGTTTTGCAAGTTGATCCAAAAGTGATTGTTTGGTTACAGGTTCCTCAAGATCACCCTTAAGAACTTTGATCAATTTTTTTTTACTAATTCGTGACATCGAGATCGTTGTAAATTGCTGTTAATATGTTCTTGTCGTACACCTCTGAGTCAACCCCTTGTAACTGCTTGATAACGATTTGATCAACGCTGTCAAACTTCTGTACTTCTACCAACGGTTGTTGTGCGTTATCAACCTGCTCTGGGATCAGTTGTAGTTCCCTCAATTGGTATTTGTCTATGAATGTTTCCCTCACGAAGTTTGCTTCTTCGTATGAAATTTTTATGTCCAGGGTCACCCTCACATACATTTTAGGTTTCAGGTACTTGTCCGGATCCTCTAGCAGTTCCGAGACTTTTATAGTGATGTATCTTGGCATGTCTGGCCAGTTCACAAACTTTGGTTCACCACCCCACTCCAGTATCATCATGCCTCGGTCATCGTCCCAAGCATCTGCGTAGTTGTGGGGGAACGCATTACCCATGTAAGTCACGTTCTTCATGTACTGTCTCTTGTGGAAGTGTCCTGAGAACACCTTCCCACATCCTGCAAAATGATCTGTCTGTATACCACCTACATCGGGCATCTCGACCATTGCGTTCATTTTGAAGTACGGCAGTTCGAAATGACCAAACACATACTTCTGTTTCATTTTCTGTATCTTTTTATATTCGTCTTCCACTATCCATGGGATTATAGCAACATCATCTTCGACTAACCATTCATTCACGATGTGTATGTTTGGTATGTTCCTGATGTACTCCATTGAATTAATTTCCCTTTTATCTCTGTAATACAGATCATGGTTTCCCATTATCACGTAAACTTTTTCAAATGCCGCACCCAGTCGTTCCATGTTGGACACTGTGTAGTTCATCGTGGAGACGTTTGTTGCGGATCTATGATGGTGCCAATCGCCTAGGAATATACAGGTCTCACAGCCTTCTGCTTTGGCCTGTTCTATGAACCATTGTACGAATGACTCACAGTCGTCGTTGTGTATACGACTGTTGCCCTTCAGTCCGAAGTGTATGTCGGTGAAACATGCGACTTTCTTAAAGAATGCCATTAATTACCATTTCTTTTTTACAATTGGTTTGTGATCGGTCATATCTATTTTGTTCTTGAACTTGACATCATCGAAATCATCTGCGTCGAGTTTGCCTTTTTTCTTCAGGGTTTTGTTCAACTTCTTAAGGGCGGTCTTGTTGATCTCATGCACATCGCCGTGTGCAGTCTTCATCCTTTTCTGATACGATGGACCGGCCGTCTCGTTCTCGTTCTGTCTTGTGAAACTTGGCATCATACCATTGAACTCCAGCAGGTCATCTCTGATCGCTTGATTTTTCTTTTCTATGTTCAGTATCCTCGTGAAACTGTTTGTTATGGCCGCCGTGTAATATGCAAAAGGATTGTCTGATTTTGATTCGTCAAATTGCAGACCAATCTGTGACAGTTGCATCAGCGCCTGTGATTGCATCTCGTCATTGTAGGTGTATCCTCTCCAGTTTGCTCTCGTACCATATCTCTCACACAGTTTCATATACATCATGGCCAGCTGGTTTGTCATCTTGCCGTGATCGACAGAGAAGTGTCCGTTGTTCATTCCACCAACCCAGTGTGATTTGCCAATACAGACCAATTTGTCTTTCTTGTCAAACTTGTAGTGTTGGAAAGGGGGGAAGTTGACTTTCGAATGATGATCCGCTGTGGTCTTTGGATTCTTTTTTCTTTCGGCGTCCATGGGCACGTGATCAAACATCATGACCCTGAAAACGAGGTCCGTCTTTTCTATTTTCCTTGGCGACACAGTGTAGTCCGCCAGTTTGATCTTCTTAAGTCCTGCGGCCTTGGCCTCCTCCCATGCCTCCTGTGTCAAGCGTTTGGCCTTGGCCTTACGTGCCTGTGCCACTGCACTGGCGTTGACCTTCTTGAGATTGGGCACTATCAAATCATATTGTGCGTCCTCGGGTGTGACGTAAGAACAGTACGTGTTCTTGCTGGCGTGTATCTGTGCCAGCAGATCTCTGTTGTTTAGGTACTTGACTCTCTTCATAATTCCTTTACTTTATATTAATGTGAGTGACCACAAACAGGCCGGTTGAATCGTGTCGTATGGTGAATTAAGTGTGCCTAGAATAATGCCTATAAATATAGTTAAAGTATACGAAATTTTACAAGGGAAAGCAACCATAAAATGGCAAATGAATTTGGCAGGATAATAAAGAACGTAGGACAGGGCATATTCAACAGAACCCTGGGAAGGCTGACGGGTGCTGGTATTTCGTCCGACAGCAGGATAGTGCAGGCCCGGGCAAAATGGTCAGGAAGAAGTGATAAGACAGACTGGCGTGTTAGATTGCAAGTACCGGATGGACCGTTGACCAAGTTCTTTGATTTTGACAACAATCCTATAATGAAACCTTTGTCAGCGTCTAAAGGTATTTTTTGGCCTTTGACACCAGCAGTGGTGATACAGCATTCGGCCAACTACAATGCCATGGATCAGGTACACAGTAACTATCCACACCAGGCATACCAAAACTCACAGGTCGATTCAATGAACATTATTGGAGAATATCCTGTACAGAATGCCGAGGATGCCAAGCATTGGGTGGCCACTGTAAACTTTTTAAGGACAGCGACCAAGATGTTCTTTGGTAACGAACAAGGAATAGAAGGACTCAAAGGAAATCCGCCACCAATCATGCACTTGTTTGGATATGGTGATCATATGTTCAACAAGGTACCTGTGATCATAAACACATTCAACGTTGAACTTAGACCAGGCATAGATTATATTTCTACAAAACAAACCAACACACCCTACAGAGAACTGAATGGACCAGATGCTGGTTTTGACTTTTCTGCTGAACAAGGTGAATCACAGACCTGGGCGCCGACACTATCAAACATATCAGTGCTGGTCACTCCAATATACAGCAGAGATTCGATCAAGAACTTCTCAATGAAGAAATTTGTCAGGGGAGAATTGAACGGCAAGAGCAATGAGGTAGGATTCATCTAATGGCCAAGTACTCAAACACATCACCTTATTTCGAGACAAGTGAAATTGCAGACTACCTAGATATTTTAAATCCAAGGACACTGACTGCCGAACAGGACGACCAAAGTTACACAATAGAAAGGACGTATGCGTACAGGCCTGATTTGTTGGCCTACGATTTATACGGCTCACCAAGACTTTGGTGGGTGTTCGCACAGCGTAACCCAGACCAGATAGAGGATCCCATCTACGACTTCAAACCTGGAGTTACGGTTCAACTGCCAAAGAAAGAGAACCTGCTCAAAGACCTAGGGATATAACCAATGGCAGAAACGCAATATAATGGTCCTGACTTTGGCGAAACTATCACAGGAAAAGTTACCCTAAATAAAACCAACGACGTATACATCACCACCATAAACGATCCAAACATCCTGCACCAATTCGCTTCGTACACTGCGTTGTTCACACTCAGTGCTTTGTCCAGGGACGATCTAGCAAACACTAAAATATTGTTAAATTCAAAACCACACGATGTCATACTAAGAAGTTCAGGGATAGGTCCAACAGAAAATTTAGATAGGGCACCACTGAGTCCAGAGGACAAAAAAATACTGGAAGATAATGAAAGGCTACAGGGTGCAGTTGAGAAGAGCAGAACTGTGCTTCAACGTAACAGAGATCTGTACATCAGGAATGTGTCTATGAACAGCATACCAGGGCTCAACGATAAAAGGAGATTGACGTCAGTAACACAGATCACAATGGATATAGTGGAGCCGGCCGGGATCACACTGCTGGAGAGGATACGAGGGGCGGCCATTAACAACGGATTCCTAGACCACCTTGATGCTCCGTTCCTACTTACAATAGATTTCAAAGGATTTGACGAGCTAGGAAATGTGGCTTCGACCAAGGATTCGCAAACTATGAAACGTTTGATACCAATCAAAATAGTGGACATGCAGATGAATGTTGCCCAGGCAGGCACGGTGTATTCGGTCAAGGCAATACCTTACAACGAATTCGCGTATGTCAACAGGCACAATTATCCTAGGACAGCAGGACAACTTCAACCAGTGGGCAGGAAGTTGTCAGACGTGTTCAGGGCCTTAGAGGAACTGCTGAACAAACAGAACACAGACGAGAAAAACGAAGGGCAGGTAGAGAAACCGGACATATACACTATCACGTTCGATGATAGTAGCACAGGGATAAAAGACGCCGTGCTACCTATGGAAAATCTTGAGCAGACAGGAATGGCTTCACAAAGTTTGACAGGTAGTGATGCAGGCTTTTACGTAGGAGGGACTCAGGAGATTCCACCTGACTACATGAAGATCAATTCCAGCAACGCCATCACTAAGATACTCGAAGAGATCATGAAAGGCCATCCTGAATACACTAGTAAGAAATTTGAACAATGGAAACAGAAAGTGTCTAAGGTTCTCAACGTGGCACAGTTTAAGGGTGGAGCACAGGCGGTGTCGGACCAGTCACAAGACTTCTACTTCGACTATTTCAAGATCAGGGCCAGCGTTGAGCCGATCCCAGGACAGTTTGACAAAATCCGTGCCATGAACCAAAAAAAAATTAATTTTCATGTGGAGCCCTACAAAGTGCATGCCTATTCTCTGGCCATACCTGGCGTGAGCACAGGACAGAACTTCAAGAATTTCGTGTTCAAGACATACAACTACATATTCACAGGTGAAAACATAGATGTGTTGGACCTGGACATCAACTATAAGGTTGCCTACTTCCAGAGCAGGCTTAAGGATTTTGAGAATACAGACGATCGTAAGAACACAATAGCTGACGCTACTGACAAGGCCACAGGAGCAACCAATGCCACTCAATATTTCACAGATCAGGACTTCTTGACCAGATCTCATCCGGACAGTGCAAAGTCTGAAGGCACCGGTAAGACCGGCGGAACACCAACACAGTTGGACTCTTTCCTTGACGCACTTACACACCCTATGGCGGATATGGTGAACGTGAGGATGGAGGTGTTAGGAGACCCAGCCTGGATCAGCCAGTCGCAGTTCATACCACTCAACGCCAAGAATTTCGCACAAGGCACAGGCAAGGCTTCAGACCCAGATATCAGTTACTGGAGACGCAACAGGGACCGGATCTGGAATCCGGATTTGCGTTGCTACAACACCGATGTGGCCGAGCCCATCATAAACTTGAATTTCAGAATGCCCACAGATCTCAATGACCAGACAGGTGTATATGAACTGCAGGCAGACCAGTCAGCGTCATTCAGCGGACTGTACAGGGTGGTACAGGTGGAACACAATTTCACTGACGGCAAGTACACAAACGTGCTTAACATGACCAGATTTAACAACCAAGGCATGCCAATATCTGATCCTGTGCCTACTACTAGTGTGATTACCAAGGACGGTGTGCCAACTGTGGTGCTAAGAAATGAACTTACAAAATACTACAGTGCAAAAGATTTGACGAACATAAGATCGAACTTAACTAGTATTGGGAAGAAATTTATTGATCTTGCATCATCAAATGTTAACAGGCTCAAAAATAAAGTGACAGATAAAATTAAAGGATTTATAAGTTAATGTCATTGCACAACTATCTAAAGGGAGATGCTTCCACAGCCAAGGCTCCGGGAGGAGACAAATCATGGACGGGACAGAACCCCGGCCCTTACCTCGGCACAGTCAAGGGTAACATAGACCCTGCAAGAATGGGCAGATTGAAGGTGCACATTCCTAGTCTGGCAAAGACATCCGACCCATCAGAGAATCAACTTATAACTTGCGAATACCTAGCACCGTTCTATGGCGCCAAGGGAGGCAAGTACGCCAAGGGAGCAGGAATAGGCTTTGAAGATTCACAGCACTCTTATGGTTTCTGGGCTGTACCACCTGATCTGGAGACAAAAGTTCTAGTAATATTTGCAGAAGGTAAAATGGAGCAGGCCTACTGGATAGGTTGTGTGCAAGAGCCTTACACCAATCACATGACGCCAGGCATAGCGTCCAGCACCAACACCAACGACGCACTGGATGGAACATTTACTGGTCCAGAGGCAGGATTTCAACAAGATAAAAAATCAAAATATGGTACAACCAATGTTCCATCGGGAGAACTAAACAGGAACAGGCAAGGTGCCTTACAGAACGGCAACTACGACTCACTGCCAAAACCAATACACCCATTTGCAGAAACATTACTAGAACAAGGATTGAGTGCAGATGATATTCGTGGGAACACTTCTAGTTCGGCACGTAGGGAAACGCCAAGTCAGGTGTTTGGTATAAGCACCCCAGGCAGGAAAGACACCACAACGACAAAAGAGAAAGTTGGAGCAAAAGATTCCACAGCACAGGATTATGTTACCAGGAAGACAGGACACACGTTCGTCATGGACGACGGTGCGGAGGACGGCACAAACCAACTGACTAGATTGAGGACGGCATCAGGACATCAACTGCTGATGCACGACACTGAAGGTGTGGTTTATCTTGCCAATGGTTCTGGAAAGGCATTCATAGAGATGGACAAGAATGGCAAGATCAGCATATATTCGGACAAGGGCATAGACATACGGGCAGAGGGAGATTTCAATCTACACGCAGATGATGACATCAACTTCCATGCAGGGAAGAAAATTAAATTTACCGCTGAAGAAAACGTAGTGCTTAACGCAGAAAAGTATGTGTACGTGATGGGAGAGTCAGGTATATTAAGTGCCTCGCAGAAAGGGAGTGTAAGGAACTTTGCCAGGGACGGCATAACCTCCCACACAAAAGGTATACAGTTTCATAGTGCAAACGGGAGGATCGATTTGGCGAGTGGTGGTCAAGTTCATTTGAACTCCGTTGGTCCACGATCTAACATGGGACCTGGTTGGTTGCAACCAACAAGCACCAAAGTAGGAATACAGGAAACTAAAGAACAAGATGTAATCGCACAACAACCTATTTTAAATGGAAAACCCAACTACGAGAAAGTAAAAGTAAAAACAACTGTAGGAGGCTTTGTAACACACGAACCATACACAAGACCAGCGGGTGGAAGAGAGCTGGACGACATAGCGTAAATATAGTATATGGCATACGGAGATTCAGGATCAGGAGATTTATCAAACAAGACGGTGACCTTTAAGGGTTTCAGTTCGCGTGCGGACAAGCAGAACTTTAAGCTGTACGACTTCGAGGTTGCCAAGCAAGATCTCATCAATAGACTAAGCATACGTAAGGGCGAGAGGGTCGAGAACCCTGAGTTTGGCACTATAATATATGATGCCATATTCGAACCATTCACAGAACAACTTAAAGACGCCATTGTCGAGGACATCACTGCCAATCTCAACGCAGATCCACGTATAGCCACGGAGGAGATATTTGTAACAGAAGCGGACAAGGGCATAGCCATACAGGCCACTATAACCTATGTGCCACTGAACATCACGGAGAAATTGAGATTCAATTTCGACGAGAACTCACTATTGCGCCTATCTTAATATACGCATATTTCCTAACACATAAATACCGTTGTATACACAATGGCCACAACAGATAGACAGAACAGATTACTAGTAGCGGAAGATTGGAGAAAGATCTACCAGGCATTCCAACAGGCGGATTTCAAATCATATGATTTTGAAACACTGAGAAGGACCATGGTTGCCTATCTCCGTGAGAACTACCCAGATGATTTCAATGATTTTGTGGAGAGTTCAGAGTACGTGGCACTTATAGATCTGATAGCATACATCTCACAGGCCCTATCATTCAGAGTAGATTTGAATGCCAGAGAGAACTTCCTTGAAACTGCGGAAAGAAGAAATTCAGTTTTAAGATTAGCACGTCTTATCAACTACAACGCCAAGAGAAACAAACCTGCAACCGGACTATTGAAGATAGATAGCATGTCAACAACACAAGATGTGCTAGACAGTTCAGGAACAAATTTAGCAAATTCAAATGTAATATGGAATGATTCCGCAAACGCCAACTACAGAGAGCAGTTCACTGCCATATTGAATGCGGCAAACCAAACGGGACAACTGTTTGGCAATCCAAGGGAGTCTGCAAAGATAGGCGGCATAGACACAGAAGTCTACACCTTGAGTTCTAACCAGTTGGATCTGCCCATATTCAATTTTTCAAAAAGTGTAGGCGGTATAACCAGAAGTTTCGAAATTGTGTCGAGCACGATTACAGAATCAGATTCAATATATGAATCATCACCTGTGCCAGGTACGGGACTGACATACACATACAGGACAGACGGTTCTGGTGACAGTTCAAACAACACAGGATTCTTTTTTCTTTTCAAACAAGGTACAATGCAAAATCAAGAGTTTTCTGTTGAAACTTCCGTGACCAATTACATAAAGAGTTTAGAAACAACAAACATCAACGATACAGATTTTTGGCTATACAAGTTAGATCAATTTGGACAGCTGTCAGAGGCATGGACCAAGGTGCCTGCACTGTCTGGGAACAATGCAATTTACAACTCTTTAGCAAAAGGAGAAAGAAATACATACAATGTTGTTACTAAAAATAACGATGCAGTAGATTTAGTTTTTGGTGACGGAAATTTTTCAAACATACCACTAGGCAGTTTTAGGACATACTACAGGGTCAGCGACAATGCCAAGTTTGGCATACAACCAGCCGATATGCAAAGTGTTCAGTTAACGGTGCCATACACAGACACCAACGGTGCACAGCAATCATTGTCGATGAGTGTTAGCCTCAAATCCAGTGTTTACAACTCTGCCGCAACTGAGTCTAATGAATCCATAAAAGAAAAAGCATCACAGGTTTACTATTCACAGAACAGGATGATAACTGCCGAGGACTACCAAGTGGTTCCTCTGTCGGCTTCACAGGAGATCGTTAAAGTGAGATCTGTGAACAGATCGGCATCGGGGATCTCAAGGGCAAAAGAAATTTTAGACCCAACTGGTGCGTACTCGAATGTAAGTGTGTTCGCAGAGGATGGAATACTCTACAGGGAAGAGTCAATTCAGCAGTTCACTTTCTCATTCAACAACAGGAGTGACATACAGTCCACCATAGACACATCTGTGGAGGCCAAACTGAAAGAGGCATACGCAAGGCAGTTCTATTATTTGAAATATCCAACCAAGGATGTAAGCACACTTTCAACAACATGGAATTCAACAACCACGTCCACTAACACCAATACTGGATATTTCACATCAGGGGGTGCCCTAGCATTAGGTGATTCGGCAACTTCTAATTTGAAGTATGCAAAATCAGGAGCATTGATCAAATTTACTTCACCTGACACGAGGAAGTTCTTGAACGGCACTTTGGTTACTTCAACAACAGACAACGCAGAAGATAGACTATGGGCCAAGATAGGTGCAGTGGTCTTAGATGGTGCCAACGGTGGAATAGGAAATTTAGAATCAGGGGTAGGACCTGTGACACTCAACAACATTGTGCCAGACGGTTCTGTGATAAATGCAATTATTCCAAACCTAACAACCTCATTTACATCTACACTGGAAGCAGACATCATTGAGAGGGTTGAGGACTATGAAGATTTTGGTCTTAGATATGACATAGACACAGAAACATGGAAGGTAATAACATCAACTAACTTGTCGACAAGCTCAGTGTTTGATCTAGGAAATCAAGGTAGCACAGCAGGCACCAACGTAGACGCGAGTTGGTGGTTCAAGTTCACCAACGATGGAAACACCTACACTGTGCAATACAGGAAGTTGGATTACATATTTGAATCAGAATCACAAAACAAGTTCCACTATGATCTTGAAGAAAAAATTTACGATTACAAGACAGGAAAGAGTGTAAAAGACACAGTGAAAATTTTAAAGACAAACAGCATCGTTTCGTCGGGCAACAGCATAGGTTACCCTATAAGTTGGCAGGTGGTAGACACAGTGACCGAATCAGACGGCTTCCAGGACAACAGGAAGGTCAAGGTTGGTTTCTTCGATGAAGACGACGACGGAGTGGTGGACAATCCTGAAATATTTGATATATTCATTGAACCCACAGTTTCGGAGTCTACTAAATTTGTTTACTTTGAGAAATACCTGTCTTACAACAACATAGAAAGATTTAGACCATACGCGGCATCTAATTTCGTTGTCAGCAAAAATGAAGCCGATATAACTCTTGGCACTGGGAACTACACAGACGGTCAGCTGTTTTATTTTTATGCCCCAGCCGAGGATGTGATTAAGTCTTATAGTTCAACCACAAACACACTTACAACAAGCACTGACTACATTGCTAGGAAAGGTAGGAGTTCTATAGACTTCCAATACAAACATCACGCAGGACAGGAGACAAGGATTGATCCGAGTGTTTCTAACATTGTAGATGTGTACCTGTTGGAAAGGACTTATGATAACCTGTTTAGAATTTACTTGCAAGACGGTGGCACGATGCCAAGCACATCCACAGCGGATCAATTACGTATCAGTTATTCAGGAACGCTAAATCCTTTGAAATCACTTTCAGACCAGATAGTGTATCATCCAGTGAAATATAAAATATTGTTTGGTACCAATGCAGAAGAACAACTACAAGCAACTTTCAAAGTTGTAAAAAATTTAAAAACAAACATATCAGACGCAGTCATAAAGACACGTGTGATTGCCGCAATTAATGAATTCTTTGCGTTGGACAACTGGGATTTTGGTGATGCATTTTATTTCACGGAATTAGCCGCTTACGTACATAACCAGTTGGCTCCAGACTTACTGACTGTGGTAATTGTACCAAATCAATCAGGACAGGCGTTTGGATCTTTATTCCAGCTGAATTCAGCGGCGGACGAAATTTTTATCAGTGGGGCCACCGTTGATGATGTTTCTATCATAACTGCACTAGGAGCCAATCAACTGGCATCCTCAGGCACTGTGGTTACATCAACATCAACTGCCACGACAAACACTACATCAGGATCAGCAGTATCAGGCTCCACTACAACAAGTTCAGGCTCAAGTTCGAGTTCGGGCAGTAGTGGATCAGGATACTAATGGCTGACAGTCCAACAAATCCATTAACAAGTAATGAAGTTGTAAAACAAGGTACCAACGAGTACCGGAGAACTGTTCAACACCTACCTTCATTTTACAGGACAGACAGCAACCAAAGATTTCTTGCAAGTACAATGGATCCGTTGGTGCAGAAAGGTTCGCTGGAGAGACTGGATGGATTTATAGGTAGGCAGGACGCCTACACCAGAGATGTCAACGACAGATATTTGACTGCTACCAGCAGGGATAGGATGTCATACCAACTGGAACCAGCAGTCACTTACACGGACAAGGACACAACGTCGATTAACCCAGAGGATCAGGTAAAATTCACAGGTACCTATGACGACTACATCAACCAGATCAAATACTTCGGTGGTAACGTTGACAACCATGACAAGCTAAACAAAGAAACAGTGTACAGCTGGAATCCAGCAATTGACTATGACAAATTGGTCAATTACAGAGAGTACTACTGGGTGCCGGAAGGACCTGGATCTATTGAGATAGATTCTGTTGGACCATCGGCAGTGGCAGAATACAGTGTAGAGATAGCAGAAAGCGATGGAAGTTCTGCAAGGGCTTACAGTTTCCCACACAGAGAAAATGAGAGGAATCCGATACTAAAACTGTACAGGGGCAACACATACAAATTCAACGTAAATGTCAAAGGACATCCTTTCTGGATAATGACCGAACCTTACAAGAGCAAGGTGTCTGAGGACGGGTCAACATCTACTATATTTGATACGGGTGTGACAAACAACGGAACTGATTACGGAACAGTGACATTCACAGTGCCTACTACAGGTGCACCAGACACTTTGTATTATCAGTGTGGAAATCACGATGCCATGTATGGTATACTTCAGATCAGAGATATCACTACCACGGCTGACATAGATCCTGAGAATGATATAATAGGTGTGAAAAATTACAGCCTAAGGACAGTGGATCTTTCAAACGGAATGAAGGTCAAGTTTACGAGCTCTAAGGTACCAACCGCATATCAAAACAAAGAGTATTATGTGGAAGGGGTCGGCGAAGGGATCACACTCACAGACATAGATGATCTTATCACTCCTGCCAGTTATGCCACAGAATCAACTATACTGTATGATTCGGTAGGGTATGACTCAAGACCGTATGCGAAGGCGTACTACACTCCAGAAACCACAGATTACATCACAATAAAAAGAGATTCATTGGATCAAAACGCATGGTCCAGGTACAACAGGTGGTTCCACAAATCTATCATAGAGGAAACAGCTAGGGTGGGAGGTTACACTCCAACTTTGAACGAAGACGACAGGGCAAAGAGACCGATCATAGAATTTGATTCTGGACTTGCACTATACAATCACGGAATAGTGGCCAAGCGGTCGGTCACGCTTTACGACACAGTGACAACGGATGCATTCAGCAACGTTGTTCTCCAAACAGGTTACATAGTCGATGGTCTTGCACTGGCGGAAGGCATGAGGGTAATATTCGCGGCTGACACTGACCCAACGGTGAAGGGCAGGATATACAAAGTCAGCTTTGCTAATGCGGGGGACAGTTCACAGGTCATTTCATTGACACAAGAAGATGACGGCGTTCCAGGAGTTAATGACAGTGTGTTTATAGAGTTCGGGACAAATAACCAAGGAAAGACTTTCTTTTATGATCTTGCAACTACTTCATGGAAGGAATCGCAACAGAAGACGGGTGTTAACCAACAACCATTGTTCAGCATGTTTGACAACAATCACGTGTCATTCGATGACGCAACAACCTATCCAAATTCCTCATTCGCAGGAGCCAAGGTGTTTGAATTCGCAACGTCGGACACTGCCACAAAAGATACAGTGTTGGGCATAAAAGTGAAATACAACACCATAAACAATGTGGGTGACATAGTGTTTGACTCAGATCACACATCGGGCAGTTTTACATACAAGAGTGGGACAACCACTGTCACTAAAAAATTAGGAGAAGGACACTTACACTACACTACAGGACGTACAACCCACAACTCTAGAAGTTCTTGGATTAAAAGAACAACCGACAGCAAACAGCGTGTGGTAAGGACCTATATAGTAGACGCCACAGAGAAACAGTTGTTCCCAATAGACTTCTACAAGGAGTCGGCTTCACTTACAGATCTAGAGACATCAGTATCTGTGAATGGAATAAGGAAGACGTTGACCACCGATTACACACTAGTCAACGGCACAACAAACAGATATGTGAAGTTCGTAAAAGAATTGGACGTGGACGACCAGGTAAAGATAGCAGGCTACAGCAGTGTCAACAAGGTAAGCACCAAAGGCATATATGAAGTGCCACAAAATTTATCAACAAACAGTCTCAACCAACAGTTGGGCACTTTCACATTTGGACAAATTTTAAATCACGTTAGAGACATACTAGATAGAAATCAAGATGTTACAGGCGCTATCCCAGGTGTTTCAAACCTAAGGGACAAACCGGACGCTAGACTTAAGGGTGGTAGCATTCATCAACATGAAGCACCGTTGCTTCCTGCTGTATTCAACCTTATAGATCAAGATGCAAATGCCATCACCGCGATAGACTACGCCAGCCGTGAGTACGAGAAATGGTACAATGCATTCCTGACACATGCTATAGGGACGGCATATGAGGGTGTGGCCGCTGACAGGGTGGACGAAATAATAACTGCAATCACTCCAGGAAGGAACAGCAGTTTCCCTTTCTATTACGAAGATATGATAGGATGGGGAGAGAACGTATCTACGAGATCATACACGGTTATGGGTGCGTCCCAAACTGAATATGCATTAGATTCGCAACACAGCATCACCACAACAAGCAACAGAGCTGTGTATGTGTACCTTAACGGCGTTCAATTGTTGCTAGGCACAGACTACACGTTCAGCACAGTAGATGACACGGTTGTTATATCAAAGGCCTTAGTAGAAGGTGATAAAGTTGTAATAAAAGACTACGGAGACACCACAGGTAGTTACATGCCTCCATCACCGACCAAATTGGGCATGTATCCAAAATTTACTCCTGAAACATTCACAGACACAACCTATCTGACAGACACAGCTGTCATCAGGAAGCACGACGGGTCTATAATCAAGGCATACGGCGACGAACGTGATGCTCTTATTTTAGAATTAGAAAAAAGAATATACAACAATCTTAAAACATCTTACGATGCAAGTTTGATTGACATCAATGACGTGATGCCTAGTGCATTTGGATCTACAGAATACACATTGAATCAAATCAATAACGTAATGGGCACTGATTTTTATGAATGGGCGGGCAGGAACAACGTTCAGTACATCAACAACACTGCGTTCACGGAAGGATCTCCATTCACTTACAACTACGCAAGATCAAGAGGCAGACTTATAGACGAAAACTTACCAGGACACTGGAGAGGCATATACAAATATTTCTATGACACAGACGCCCCTCACGTGAGACCATGGGAGATGTTTGGGCATTCAGAGAAGCCAACAGACTGGGAGACACTTTACGGACCAGCACCATACACGTCGGCGAATGATATTCTATGGACGGCAATAGAAACTGAGCCGGGAAGATACGGCAAGCCAGGTATCAAGTCTTATCTACCAGTTGATGCATCGGGTAACCTTTTAGATCCTTTGGGGGCTAAATTAGTTGCAAATTATGACATTCCGGGCAGACAGAATGCATGGAAGTTTGGAGATCAAGCTCCAGCAGAGACGGCATGGAGGAGATCCAGCTCATTCCCATTCACTGCAATGAAGACACTTGCTTTGACCAAGCCAGCAAAATTCTTTTCAAACTTTTTTGATCCGTCAAGACTTACAACAAATGTTTCTGGAAATCAAATTGACACAGATACAGGTTTAAGAAGGACATTGGCAACTGCCAAATACCACCTAGAAACGGAAACAGACACAGCGACAGGTATCACAACTAGATACCAGACAGCTGGTTACCAACCTTATGTAGTGAACTACTTGGTGTCAAGGAATCTTGATGCTAAAGTTTTCTATTATGATAAGATGAAAGATTTGAAAGTACAGTTGTCTTACAAGCTAGGTGGTTTCACAGACAAAGAAAACATAAAAGTGTTGACAGACAGTGTGTCGCCTGGATCCACAGCAGGATCTAAATTTATTCCTGACGAGAACTACAAGATCTTATTCAGGACATCAAACCCTGTTGAAAGTTTTTACTACTCAGGAGTCCTAATAGAGAAGAACACAGACATCAGTCAAGATGGATCCACCGTGTTAGGAGGATACAAAGTTCTAGGTTACAGCACAATCAAACCATATTTTAATTTTAACTATCCGGTAAAGACTGCGACAGAGGCACCAGTGTCTGTACCAGGGTCATTACAAGTAAAAAGATATGCAACATATCAAGAAGTCACACAGACCATTCCTTATGGACATATTTTCAACACAATACAAGACGTTACAGATTTCCTATTTGGATACGGTAACTGGTTGGAATCACAGGGATTCAAATTCAACAAATTTTCAACAGAACTTAAAGAAACACTGAACTGGGAAAATGCAGTAAGGGAGTTCTTGTTTTGGACCACACAGGAATGGGCACCAGGCTCGGCTGTGACTGTATCTCCGGCCGCAGATGGATTCGAACTTGACACTGAAAACAGTGTGGTTGGTAAGTTGAGGAATCTGTCAGGAGACTACTCGATACTTGATTCGGGTGGTAGAAAGATAGACATTGGAGAGTTGTCAACTAAAAGGATAGGAAAAACCTTCGAACTAGCAATTAAATCAGACACTGTGGGACTGTACAATGTAGCCCTGAACACAGTGCAGAAAGAACACCTATTGCTTTTTGACAACAACACGGTGTTCTCAGACATAATTTACGAGCCATCAACCGGTTTCAGACAGCAGAGATTGAAGTTGGTAGGATGGAAGACAGCAGGATGGAACGGTGACTACTATGCACCAGGTTTCGTGTTTGATGCCGCACAGGTCACTTATTGGCTTGCCAACACAGACTACAGGATAGGGGACAGCGTTGAATACCAAGGCAAGTTTTACGTTTCCAAGATTAATCAAAACTCCGGGTCAACGTTTGTTACCGCAAACTGGACACAAAAAGATGACAAGCCAGCACCACAACTTATTCCAAACTTCGAATACAAGATAGCCCAGTTCAACGATTTCTACGAACTTGAAAGCAACAACTTTGATGAATCACAACAACAGCTGGCTCAGAGGTTGATCGGATATCAAAGCAGAGACTATTTGGAAAATCTTTTCGTCAACGATGTGTCTCAATACAAGTTCTATCAAGGTTACATCAGAGAAAAGGGCACACAGAACGCCATAAACAAAATATTGAAGGCCAAGTACGAGGGAGAAGATATCAATCTGGCCCTCTATCCTGAATGGATGATAAGGACAGGTGCTTTCGGAAACACCGACTCAACTGAAAACGTACAGATAGTGCTCAAAGATAACGAGATAAGGAAAAATCCGCAGAGCATAGAACTCCTAGACAACACCAACGACACGGTGTCGTACAAAGGATCACAAGGCATAGCCAAGGCAAATTTCTACTACAAACCTGTCGACTACACAGCAACCAGTACGTTCAGCAGATTGGACTACACCAAGGAAGGTGTGAGTAGGGACATCTCGCAGATTTTTAAAACTGCAGGATACCCACAATTAAATCAAGTGCAACACACTGCATTTGATATTACAGACCTAGTTAATCTTGATATAAATTCAATCACTGCCAATGAGTTGATTTGGATTGCAAACAAGACCAATAAAGACTGGGACGTATTCAGGGTCACGAGTGCAGGCATAAAGATATCAACGCTGGTACTGATCAACGAGAACACACAGTTGGAGATCACATTCACAGGATCACACAATCTGTCAGCGGGTTCGACGACCACACTGGCGGACTACTTTGCCATCTCAAACAGCGAAGAGGCGTCGCTTAACGGTGTGTATCAAGTTAAAGCAACACCAAGCCACAAAACAGTGATCATAGACTACACAGGCAATGTAGGTTTCATACCGGCACTGGAAGACGGATCAACTGCAGATAGCTATGGTAACGTTTACAAATTCGTGTCAGTGAGGTTAAGCTCAATGGATAACGTTAACGATCTTATTGATTACAGTGCCTACCGAGACAAGAACACAGCAATAGAACAAGCCGGAGACACAGTGTTCGCAGACGCAGACAGTTCAGGCCTGTGGCGTGTTTACGAAAAGCAAGATCCATACACTAGAAGTTTGATACTTTCGCCCGACACCACCACTGCAGAACAGGAATTTGGACACAGAATAGTGGCACGTAATGACGGAAGAGCCATGGTTGTATCCGCTCCAGGTAAAGGGCAGGGAGAGCTCGCTTTCTTCTTCAGGAGTTCCGCAAACGCAGGCACAACTTTTTTACAACAAGCGACGGTAACAATGACAGAGAACGATGACAACACCAGTAGACTCGGTGAATCACTGTCCATCAGCACAGATGAGAACTATGTGGTTGCAGGCGCACCCTACACTAACACACTTGATTCAGATGGAAGTACAAGGCAGTTGAACAGTGGTCTAGTCAAAGTGTATCTATGGGATCCTGCCTCGTTCAAATACGGAATCCTAAACACAATTTCACCACCAACAGATGGATCCTCATCAAATGACGGACTTAACTTTGGTTGGCAACACAAGATATCGGAACCAGGCACAGATTCTGTGAGGACAACACCAACCAAATATCTTTTCATATCAGCACCAGGTCATGATAGTGACCAGGGCAGAGTGTACATGTACACTTGGGGTGTTGGAGCGGACGGTTCAACTTATGATACCTGGACACAGAACTACACAATAGAAGCACCTGACAGTGGCGAAGGACACAGGTTTGGACACAGATTGGCCGCAAATGACAACGGCGATATATTGGCAGTCAGTTCACTGGCACCGGGCAACGCCGGCAAGGTAGAAATATTCAGAAGGACTTCACAGAGCAATGATGGAAGCACACAGAATTCATTTGCACTTACACAGACGCTGACAGGCGTATCAGCAGACGGTTCATCATTGAACACGGGGTTTGGTGAAAGTATTGCAATGAGCAAGGATGGCACCACATTGATAATAGGTGCACCGGGTGTGGATGACGGCAGTACCAGCCAGATAGACGGTGGAGCAGTGTACTACTACAAGTGGAATGCTGACGCATCAACAAATACTTACACTCTACAACAAACCATACTGGCACCGGAAACACAGAACAACATGAAGTTCGGGACAACTCTTGATATCAATCAAGAAGGCAAAAGGTTGGTCATAGGGGCAGAACAGTTTGCAACATTTAGGGAGATGAAGTTTGACTCTGGAGAGACCACTTTTGACCTGCAGGACACTGACATAGTGGACCTCAACACAGGATCCGGCGGTGCATTTACCGCCACCATGTACAACACGAAATTTGTGATAGATGACATGTTGGTCACAGACAGTGTGTCAGGGAACGACGACTTTGGACGTGGGGTATGCATAATAGACAACGAAGTGTTGGTTGGCTCACCAAAAGATGAGGGTAACACCGGAATAGCTGATGACGGCACTGTGACAAATTTTGATTTGACTACAAACGGCGAGTATGCTTGGAAAAATCTAACCACAGAGACGGCATTAATAGATGTAGACAAATTAGGGCAAGTTTTCGAGTTTAACAACAAGAGTAAACAGATCAGGGATCACTACGATCTTTATGATCCAATCAAAGGAAGGATACTAGGTGTTGCTGACAGAGAGATCGACATTAAGACAGCATGGGATCCGGCTACTTATAACTTTGGTAGTAACCCAAATAGTAAGACACCATGGGCCGAGGATCACATCGGCGAGGTATGGTGGGATCTTTCGACCGTGAAATGGTTATGGTATGAACAAGATACACAGGAGTACAAACAAAATAACTGGGGAAAACTTTTCCCAGGTTCGAGTGTAGATGTGTATGAATGGACCGAATCGCGATTGCTTCCAAGTGAATGGAACCTGAGACCGGAAGGAACAACAGAGACAATTTCTGGTACTCCTTTGTATGGCGATGATTCACAGTACACTGTCAAGCAGAGATACGATTCGAGATTAGACAGATTCGTGAACTACTATTACTACTGGGTCAAGGGAAAATCAACCCTACCCCAGAACGGAAAAAGGAAGAACACAGTGGCGTATGTTGCCAACCTTATAACAAACCCAATTGGTTTTGATTTCAAATACTATGCGATCACTGACACGAACAAACTGCAGATCTTTAATGTAAACGATCTGGTCAATGACGACATAGTTCTAAACATAGACATTAGGACAAATGCCTTCGAAGGTGACGCACACAGCATCTGGAAGTTGGCCAGAGAGGGAGACGAGGATTTCAGACCAGGTGTTTCGGTGGAAGCACGTTGGTGGGATTCACTAGTAGGCAAAAACGACACAGGAGATCTTGTTCCTGATCCCGAGTTGCCAGTCAATGAGAGATACGGAAGTAATGTGAGACCTAGACAGAGTTGGTACGTAGACAGGTATTCGGCACTCAAGGAGATAATAGATTACTCAAACACAGTGCTTAAGAAGAACCAATTGGTTGGGCAAATAAACTTGACCAACTTAGATTCCAAAGAACCTGAACCTACTGCACAGAGTCTGGAATGGGACGCAACAATCGACACTTACGCGGAACTGACTTATTTGAATACAGCGGACCTATCAGGCAGTGTGAAGTATCTGGTTAAAGCAGATGAGACAGCCAACAATTATTGGGCAATATACACATGGGATGGCACAGAATTTACTAGAACAAAACTACAAACTTACAACACTTCAGCGTATTGGACTTACACAGATTGGTACGGTACAGATCCAGCAGTCCACGGAATGTTACATGATGAAAACACCAAGATAGACAAACAGGTAACCTTCCAATATGAACTTGACTCGCTTGACCTAGCAATAGGCAAACATGTGAAGGTTACAAGTGCTGACACAGGTGGATGGAAACTTTTCATGAAGACTGCAACAGGATATACAAATGTTGGAACGGAGAATGGCACAATAAGATTGAGCACTAAACTGTATGACTACGCTCAGGACGCCACGGGCTTTGCAGGCGCTGATAATTTTGACGACAACTTCTTTGACCAAGAACCAAGTACAGAGACGAGAAAAATTTTGACAGCATTGAGGGATGACCTATTCATTAACGACTTGGCCATCGAGTACAACACACTGTTCTTTACTGGACTGAGGAAAGTCCTTTCGGAACAGACTTACGTTGACTGGATGTTCAAAACGTCATTCATCAATGTTAAGAATTCAGTGAGACAACTGGACCAGAGAAAAACTTACACGACAGGAACAGACAGTTGGATAGAGAGTTATATCAATGAGGTCAAACCTTTCCATACAAAATTAAGAGAGTACCGACTTGGTTACGACAAGACCGAAACACAGGATGGACTGTTCTCTGACTTTGACAACCCAACCTTCTATGACTCAGCCACAGGCAAGATCAGACCATTGAACGTTGATTTGGACACAGCTAAACTTACCGAGTATCCATGGCAGATGTGGGTTGATTACCACAAGAAGTACGTTACATCTATCACTGTGACAGCAGGGGGTTCGGGTTACACCAAAACACCAACCGTTACAATAGTTGGCGGGACAGTGGCATCGACAGGACCATTCCAACTACAGGCGACAAGTTCAAGTGGTTCCACATCAGGGACGTATGGTTACTACTATCCTCTGTTCTCAAGCCAAACACAGGCAGAAATATGGGATAGCCAGAATGGTGGGTCAGGCACAACAAACACATACACATTCGATGGGTACACTGCAACATTCTATGGTCCTAGCACATCAATTACTGCTACATCGACCAAGTCAGGATCATACAAATTATACGAAACACCAACAGTGACAGCGGCCACAGCCACAGCAACCATACAAGATGGCAAGGTCAGTAGAATTACTGTGACAGGTATAGGGGCAAACTACACGGCAACACCAAAGGTGGTGATCTCAGGAGGTGCGTCCGATGGATCAACGCCAACAGACACGGCGAGAGCTTATGCAAACCTCGACAATGATCTAGTCAGAGGCTTCGACACAACAGTGAAATTTGACAGGGTATCAAGCACGTCTAGGGTTACGGATTGGACGGCTAGCACAAGTTACGCCTACAACGATCTTTTAAGACATGCCAACCAACTTTACAAGGTTACAAACGCATTTACATCAACAACAGACTTTGACGAGGGTATAGGAAATTTATACAAGGTTTATGGAAATGAAATTGGACTGACAGCGGCGGACAGGACTAAAGGTTTCTACACGCCAGGATCTGGCATGCCGGGCAACGAACTTGACCAAGTGATGACGGGTGTAGACTATGGCGGAACAATGGTCACGGGTCTGTTGTTCTCACAGGAAGCTGGTTGGGACAAAGCAGGTTGGTATGATTTCCCTTGGGACAACTATGGTGAGTCTAGGATAAAGGCGTTCAGGGCAGACGGAACTAATAACGATTACACTTTTGACACTGCTCCTGCAAACACCGACGTGTATCAAGTTTACATCACACAAGATGACAGCACGAGGAAAAAACTTAATGACGTCATCAGGGGTGATGGATCCACAGTAAGGTTTGCTATCAGCGAAATACCTGAATTGAATGCACTTGTCGAATTCATACCTTTCGATGACGACGGTGTGCTTACACCAACGGATGACAGGACACTAGATTCGATAGTCAAGGGCGGCCTGTTCACTTCTGCTCTTGGACACGCACCAAGTGATATAGTGCTAGAGGGTGACGATTTTGTATCACCAGACACAAGCTACGCACCTGAAGAAGTTGTTCCTGGACAGATGTTCGACACAGTGGACATCAAAGTTTACACGTCACCTGAGTCGGGCGTGCCTTTCATATCCGAAAAGAATTACAGGGGCGATGGCACAACAACAGTGTTCAGCATCGGTGATTTCCCAGGCACATTGGGATCTGTGACTGTAGCGGTAGATGGATCTGTCAAGAAAGGCAGTGCATTAGATTCTACAGTGTCTGATTACACAATAGACTTAGCAAACAAAACTATAACATTTGACTCAGCGCCGGCCAATCATAGTCAGATATCTACTAAAGTGTTCGCAATATCAGGAGAGAACTACAGGGTGTTGAACACTTTCACAGGTGACGGAAGCACGACAGCGTATCTAACGTCAACGAGGGGAGAATTCAATCTAGATTCTACATCATCAGACATTTATGTAACAGTAGATGGCGTACCAACAACGGCTTATTCTTCCACAACATCTGCAAACACAATCACGGTTACGTTTACAACGGCACCAGGTGCAGACACTTACATACAGATTGCAGGATTTAACAAGTCAACAACCTCAACTAGAAGTTTTGCAAGTGTGAGGAGTGAGGCAATAACCTATGATGGTTCGACCAACAGGTACAGTTTGACTTATCCACCAGGAGCAATAGGTCCATTCTCTGGACTGACTATAGTGGAATTGAATGGAAGGGTCCTTAGAGGACCTGACAATACCTACTATGTTGGTGATGGAAGCACGTACACTTATGGTGTGGTGTCAGGGCTAGAGGACGATTCAACAGTTGATCCTTCCAAGACAATATCGTCAGCATCTCAGGTAGAAGTTTTTGTGAATGGTGTGCAGAAAGATCTAAACACCCACTACACGGTGGACACAGGAAACAACAACATAAACTTCCGTACTGATTCTGTACCAACAGCGACAGATGTAATATGCATATCGACTTTGGTTGATCACCAGTACTTCGTAGACGGCGGATCAGACGCAGATCTAGTACTAGTGACAAGTGCCATAACATCACCTTACTCGTTGAGTGCGAGTGATGTATTATCAGTTACAACTTTCAACAACGCATTGGGAATGAAACAGAGAAGGGAAGTGCTGGAAGGCAGAGGATCTGGAGTGTTTAAATTGAGATTTGACACACTAAATGCAGGTTACACTTACGCATGGCTTAACGGTGTGCAGTTGATACAGGGTAGTGACTACACAGTGAGTGGCAACACCATAACGGTAAATGGAAGAACCATAGTATCAACAGACAGATTAGATGTGATGTACTTCGCAGTAGACACAGCAGTGAGTGCCACTGGCTTCAGGATCTTTAAAGACATGATGAACAGGACATTCTACAAACGTATTTCTAAAACTTCAACTTCAAAATTAACCTTAGACATGACAGCAGGGACACAAACAATTACTGTGGAGGACGCGGCACTACTACCAACACCAAACGCATCCGCAAACGTTCCTGGGGTGGTGTTTATAGACAAAGAAAGAATAGAATATTTTACAAAATCAGGTAACACGTTAGGACAACTTAGACGTGGAACACTTGGTACAGGAATTAAGGAGCATGGATCAGGCACGGAAGTGGTAGATGCGTCTGGTACTCAAACCATCCCTTATGCGGACACTGTGTACACCAACACCTTTACAGGTGACGGTAGTACGGCAACGTTTGCACTATCACAAACCCCAGCCTCTGCTAGTGAGTTAGACATATTCATTGGTGGCCAACGATTGTTGCTTACTAGCGAGGATGGATCAACTATTAACTATTCTGTGGACGGAAGCACGACAGCAGTGACTTTAAGCACTGTGCCAGCATCTGGCACACAGGTAAAAATCTTACATAAGAGAGGACAGGTATGGTACACAGCGGCAGATGGTAATCCAGCGGATGGTAAAGGATTACAGGCTTCAACCACGCAACAGGCTGAATTCATAGCTAACGAACCAACAAACGCACCTGAATAAATACACTAGATGACACAGGACAACAAACCAACAGAATCAAAAGAAGAGAACAAGAAGCCTCAGGATAACACAGGTGTTATGATGACGGGGCATATCAAGATTTCAGATCCAGAGACGGGTGAGGTGATTGTTGACAAGAGAAATGCGATCCATTACGAAAACATGTCTCAGGCATTGGCAAATTCATTGGCAAATAAAACGACAGGTTTTGTGCATGAGATAGCACTAGGAAATGGCGGTACAAGTGTAGATCCAACAGGTATCATCACATACTTGACACCAAACTCCACAGGGACAAACGCCACTTTATACAATCAAACATATTACAAAGTTGTTGACGACAACTCCGCTACCAACAAGGACGCCACACGGAACAAAATGGAAGTTAGACACACAGCAGGTAACAAGTACACCGACATCGTTGTGACTTGCACACTGGACTACGGTGAGCCTACTGGACAGGCGGCATTCGACAATACCACAGATTTTAATGGCGATTACGTTTTTGATGAGTTGGGACTTAAGAGCTGGGAAGGAACAGAGAACGGATCAACGAACAAATTGTTGACACACGTAATATTCCACCCTGTGCAGAAGTCTCTGAACAGATTGATACAGATAGATTACACTTTAAGGATACAATCATTGACAACATTTACTGAAACAAGTTCAACTGCACTGTCAACTTCAAACACTGTCAGTGGAACAACTTCAGGTGGTAACACAGGATACTAATGGCATACACAGTTAACAAGACAAATAGTTCAGCCACACCAAGTTCATACACTGTGCAGGATAGTGGTGTCAACACACAGACCGACTTGAGTCTGATTGGAAAAGGTTATGCAGGTTACGGTGAATTGATTGCTGAAAACTTCTTACATCTTTTAGAAAATTTTGCCAACCCATCTGCACCGAGCAAACCGATAGTGGGACAGTTATGGTATGACAGCGGGGCTCAAAAATTAAAAGTCTACACAGGTGCGAACTTTGTACCTTCTGGAAGTAGTGTGCCTTATGGGTCGACTGCACCTGCCAATTTGGTCACAGGTGACCTCTGGATAGATTCAGACACATCACAGCTTTTCTTTTACAACGGAACATCAAACATCCTGATAGGACCAACTACCTCGTCAGGCACAAACACCAACGGATTCCTTTATGAATCGATAATTGATTCAACAGATGTTTCACAAAATGTAACCAAATGGTTCAATGATGGAAATCTTATTGCAATTATTTCAGAAGACACGTTCACGCCCAAGGCGGCAATCTCAGGATTTGCAACAATTACAAAAGGCATTACGCTTTCGACAGCAATCTCAGATCTGAGATTTGCAGGAGTGTCGTCAGACTCAGACAAGCTGGGCAACGTTGCCGCGGCAAACTACCTGAGATCAAACACCAACGACACCACATCAGGCACCCTTGGAATAGTCAACGACACGGGATTATCAGTTGGTATAGACAGTGATTTCAAAGTATCAGTAGAGAGCACAGGAGTTGTCGTACAGAACATCATATCAGACAAGGACATAACATTCAAGACCAACGACGCTGGTGCAGTGACAACCCTGATGACAATGGACGGTTCAGAATCGAGGATAGGTATCGGTACCACGACGCCATCGACAATATTAGACGTATCCGGAACGGTGACTGCGACTGCTTTCACAGGCCCACTAACAGGTGCGGTCACAGGTAACTTGACAGGTGACGTCACAGGTGATGTGACAGGAACAGTCACTGGATCCGCTAGCCTGAACTTGCTGAAAACAGGTGGTACACTGACAGGCACACTGACATCTAGGGCAATACTACCAAGTGCAGATTCCACATACAACGTGGGTACTGATGGTACTAGATTCGCCACAGCGTTCCTGGACACATTAGACGCAACAGATATCAAGACTCAAGGTGTAACAATAAATGATAATTTAATACAAGCCAGCAGATCCAATGACAACTTAGAACTTAAAGGTGCAGGCACAGGAGCGGTCCACATAGACGGGCTGTCTGTAACAGGCACTGTGTTGAAGGCTTCAGACTCAAGTGCTGTCACCATAGAGGACGATTTGCAGGTACAAGGTGCCTTGACTGCTGACTCAATAGTCGGCGAGGTACTGTCGGTAGGAACAGTAAGTTCGGGTGTAACCACAGATCAAACCATAGACATGTCAACTGCAAGATTTGCCGAAGTCTACGTCAATGGAAACCTAGCACTAAACATTACAAACATACAGGCCGGAACACGGAAAGTGATCGCGGTTATTACACAGACTGCAACAATAAGACAAATAGAATACAAGCTAGATGGAACGTCACAAGGTTCAAGACCGATAGGTGATGGGTCAACTACAAACTCTGAACAACTTTATGAGATAAATGGACTTGAAACAAGGAAATATATAGCCCAATACGATACAGTGGCTTAATAGGTAAATATACAAAATGGCGTACACAATTAACAAAACAGACGGATCAGTAGTAACAACTATCACGGACGGAACGGTAGACAACACCACTTCGTTGCAGTTGTTTGGTAAGAGTTTTTCTGGTTTTGGTGAGGGCCTTAACGAGAACCTAGTAAAGCTACTTGAAAACGCTTCAGGCACAGCGGCACCCACATCACCATTGACAGGTGAGTTATGGTTCGACACAAACACAGCACAGTTAAAAGTTTACGATGGATCAGCATTCAAACCCACAGGGGCGGCAAAATCACAATCAGCGGCACCATCATCAGCATCGGCTGGTGACCTTTGGCACGATTCAGATGATGATCAACTTTATGTTTACACAGGAGGAGCATTTGTACTAGCTGGGCCAGTATATACGTCAACACAGACATTGTCCGGCTGGAAGATAGAGACACTGGGTAGTTCAGGTGGAGACAAGGTTGTGTCTTCTATGTACGTAGGGAACACACGGGTGGCTATACTTTCCAAGGAAACATTCACACCGAGTGTTACACAGACAGGCTTCGCGTCAATCAAGGCAGGTTTTACACTTAACTCTACGTTGAGTGCGGTGTTCGAAGGAACAAACACACAGGCCGCGGCGATAGATGTGTCAGGAACATCAAACACATCCAGTACATTGATAGCAGGTGGAAACTTCTTGAGGGCAGATGCGGCAGACACAACTACAGGTGCACTGACCGTAGACACAGATTCGGGCATCATAGTTGGTGACGCACAGGAACTAACAGTCACAGTTTCAAGCAACGACGTAACGATTGCACAGACATCACAGGACAAAGATTTAAAATTCACGGTCAATGACAACGGAACAACAAATACCATATTGACATTGGACGGTAGCGAGACAGCAGTGAACATAGTTGGAAATGTAAACATCACAGGACAGTTGAATGTGAGTGGTGAATACAATGCAACTTCTACTAACATCAACACATACGACGATGCCTTCATAAAACTAAACAACGGCAACTCTGAAACTGATTCAGGTGTGATAGTCGAAACATCAGACACAGATGACGCTAGATTATTCTATGACGTATCTGAGAATCGTTGGTCAGCAGGTGAGAACCAAACATATTCTAAACTATTACTACTGTCAGACATGACAGACGACGGTGACTCGAACAAAGGCACCAAACCGTTGACTACAGATTCATCTACAGGTAACTTGAAAGTGACCACACTAACACTACTCGAAACTGGAGATCCTGTTACATCATCTTCATCTACCACAAGTGCTGATGTTACAACATTAGGACAGCTTACACGATCACTGAAGTTATGGGGTGGTTCAACAATATCCAATGATGGTAGCAACAGCATCGCTGGAAATAGATACGTGGAGACCTCGGTACCAACATCAGGTCAAGGTTCAAACGGAGATCTCTGGTTCGTAAGGGAGGCGTAGTCCCATGGTAGCGATCGCTAGGACATTCAACTTCACAGGCACACTAAACACTATCGTCATACCGGCCGGTACAACTTCTGTTGCTGTGCACCTATGGGGTGGAGCAGGAGGCGGTGGAGGATCTGACGCAGGTGGACCAGGTGGTACTGGTGCCGCTGGACATCATGTAAGTGCCACAGGCATATCAATGACATCAAACATCGGCAAGACAATGACCATTTCAGTTGGTGGTGGTGGTGCAGGTGGTTCATCAGGTGGTGGCGCACCAGGCGGAACCAATGGCAAAAGCATAGCAGGATACTCAGGTGGTACAGGCGGTAACGCAGGACCACAACCTTATTCAGGATCTGGGGGCGGAGGTGGCGGAGCCACATCGGTCCAGGTAGACGGCAACGAGATCGCGACCGCTGGAGGCGGTGCTGGCGGAGGAGGTGCAGGACAATTTTCTAACGGTACATCAGGTGCAAACACAAACTCAGCAACATCAAACTCACCAGGCACACTGGGAGAAAATGGTGCAAGCCACTCCGGTGACGGTGGTGGTGGAGGTGCTGGTGGTGGAGGTACTGACGGTGGTACAGGTGGTAGCGGCGGATCAGGCGACAGAGGTGGGACTGGTGGTACATCAGGATCAAACACAGCGGCCGGTGGATCTGAGGACAACGGTTCAGGTGTCACGCCAGGTGGCACAAGCAATGCATTTTATGCCAGTGGAGCGGCAGTAGGTGGACAAGGAAGTGGATCAGGTGCTGACGGATCAGCAACAATAGTATTCAACATAGGTGTTGGCGCAGAATTCAAAGTTGGCGGAGCATGGAAAGACATTAATTCAGTACACGTAAAAGTTGGTGGTAGTTGGAAATTAATCACAGCAGGATATGTAAAAGTCGGCGGTGCATGGAAGGCGTTATATAACGCCGGTATAGATCAACTTTTCGTCCCAACAGCGGCAGGTTTTGGTAACGCTAGTGGTGGTACTACTTCAGGATCATCAGGATCAGGAGGAGGAGGTGGTTGTTTCATAGCAGGAACGATGATCACAATGCACGATGGTTCATTCAAACCAGTTGAACAAGTGGACATTGGTGATGAGGTTTCAGTTGGTGGCAAAGTTTTCGCAACTGGTAAATTCTTAATAGACAATTTATATGATTACAATGGCATACAGGTTTCAGGAACACACATGGTCAAGGAAGATGGTGCATGGATCAGGGTTGAAGACAGTAGAATGGGAGTATCACTGGGCGATGATGAAGTGATAGTGTATGTGTTTGGTAACCAGAACAGAAGAATCATCATTAACGGAACAGAATTTACAGACTACTTCGAATTAAGTGAACAACAAGAACTTGTTAATCACGGCGAAGAATTTTTTAGTAATTGGCAGGATCATGATAGACAGATACATGATAAAAATGTTAATATACTAAATGCTTGATAAGAGTTACTACCAAGGACAGCAGGGCGAATGTTTCAGACAGTTGGAAAAACACTGGCAAGACATTAAACACGAGTTCGATTCCCAACCAAATAAGACTTTCCTGGATCCAGAAGATTTCTCTGACAGTGTCAGGGGACTTCCAGACGACTTTGATGACAAGTCAGGAGACTATGTCAACGGTGAATGGCAGGCTCTGGGAATACAATCCGGAGGGCACGAAGGACAATCATTCAATGATTACCCAATGCTGTA